ATATATGAAATCCTTTTGGACATTGATAGTCTGACCAAGTTATTTCATATTGAGTTCCTAAATAATATATTGTTCCGTTATCTGATTTTCTATGATAATGACCAGACAATACTTTATCAAATCTTCTAAACTGGTCCATTTCTAAACCAACTTCCTGAAAGTGTCCTTTGTGCATTTCAAAACCTTTAATTTCTAAATGACCCATAGCAACTTCGGCGTGTGAATTATCAATCTCGTATATACTTTCTTCTTCTGTTTCAGGACATATCCAAGGTAATAATAATATATCTAAACCATCAAAGTTAACCGTAGCAGGTTTATCATATATCCAAGGTTCATTTTCACCATCAAAGGTTTTGATTAAGTGTGTGAAATTTACTTTGTTTGTATTCTTGTAATATGTGTCGTGGTTACCTAGTATAATATGTGTATCTATTTTTAAGTTCCACAATCTTTTCCAAAAGTTCTCTTGGAAGTTATGAGCAGTATTGAAGTTAATAAACTTTCGTCTATCAACAACATCGCCTAAATGGATTAATGTTTTAATGTCGTGTTGTATTATATACGGAAAAAAGATTTCATCATAAAATCTATTAAAGTATTTTACAAACGCAGGATTATCATTTCTAGCACCGAAATGGGTATCGTTCAACAAAGCTATTTTCATAATATAATTACTTTATAAAGTCTTCTAAATTCGCCTTCGCTTTTCTAACTCTTTTTTTAGTTGGTTTTGGTTTTGATTTATTCTTACTTAATGTTGGTTCTTCCATAGGAAGATTCTTTTGTAAAAATTCTGTAAATTGATTCTTAAAATCTCTATCGTCTCCTGGTTGCAAAGTCATATCATCGTAATTTGCGTCCTGAATTAGTTTATGTTTAATAATTGTTTGTTTCTTTTCTTTCTGTATTCTTCGTACAAATGCGTAATAGATTATTTGTGTAAAATAAGCAAACGGATTGTTTGACTTTTCGGGATTAAAGTTTCCTAGATATTGTAAACAATTCTCAATACCATCACTTATCATATCGTCTCTAAATGTATAATTGATAAAGTTTGGTCTATATGATAAATGGTTTGCAATCTTTAAAAAACACTCACCTATGTAATTGGTCACAGGAGGATTTTTTCTGCCTCTCTTTTTCGCCTTATTACACTTATCTTTATACTCAATCATTGCTTCTAAAAACACTTTGTTATTTACATAGTGTTCCTTTTTAGCAGGAGTTCTAATTCTTTTGGGTTTTTCTGAAATTGTTTCTTTTGTCATTATGTTCTCACTATACTATATTTTGTTGTTAGAGTCAATAACCTAACTATTTTTTTCGGTCCCTGGTATGGCTTATTGACAGGATTAGTTTTATATGATATATTCAGCGTGTTGCCGCTGAGAGATAGAGTCTATAGAGCAACTATTAATGAATAGTTTTCTTCTTAATATCGTCATCGTGGATATCAGTAAATTCATCTATTATATCATCAAGTTTATTATTTAATTCATCTTGTTCCATTCTGGACATTATTTCTCGGTCCATCAATTTTCGTGTTCTCGGATTATCTTCTCGTCTATGTAATTTATCACCAATATGATACTCGCCAACAACGGCTCTATATGACTTAATCATATCATCGCTAGCGTTTGTTATTGTAAGTATCTTATCTTTTGGAATAGTAACCAATTGATCCTGTGTGTATCCTACCCATTTAACCAAGGCAATATAATCTTTAATACCCAAGTTAGTTATTTGAGGTACATATTTAATCTCCAATGGTTTATCTAGTGTCAGCAACGGCGAATTCGCTGTATCTTTATTTGTAGGTATCACGCATACAACATCTGTTCCGTTAATAATCTTAACGACTTTAACCGTTGTAGTTCCATCAGGATTTAGCTCATTAGGTTTAGGTGCCATATTACTCCTTTAATTCCACATTGTGGATTTCGTAATCAAATCCTTCTTCGTTGTATATATTTATTCTTTCTCTAAAATGCTGTAAGGTATAATTTTCTTTTTCTCTATAAGATACATTATCAGATATATCATATAAAGTTGCATTTGTCTTGTTATCTCCTAGTCGGAGACCACGACCTATTGATTGTAAATTTCTTATCCTAGACTTACTAGGACTAGCAAAAATAATGTTATGCAAGTTCCGTATATTAATGCCTGTACTGAAAGTCCCATAACTTGCAACGATAATAGCGCCATCAGATTTTTCTGTAATTGCTCTAATCTTTTCTCTTTCGTCTGCATCCACTCCACCGTGGACATAAAATACTTGTTTGTCAACAGCTTTTGCTTTAATTGATTCATAAAGTTCCTTTCCGTGTTTCTCTACATATTGGAATAAACATAGTGTATTACCAGATAGACCACAACATAGATTTCTTATATATTTATTTCTTGCCTTACTAGCACATAAAAAGTCCATTTCTTCCTGATATGTTTTATCCTTTAAGAAGTCTCTACTATTCTTACCGTGTGATAATACTAAACAATTGATTTTAAACTTCGCTAGTTGTTTCTTCTCAATTAAGTCAGTAGTTTGTGCTACTTTATTTACAGCACCAAACAATCCTTCTAGTACTAGTTTATGTGTCTTACTACCATCTAAAGTTCCTGTCATACCTACTCTATACTTACAATTAGTCATCTTCGTCATTATACTTGTTAGGGACTGGCTTTTGAATAAATGTGCTTCGTCTCCAATGATACAACCAAAATCAGCAAACCATTTTTTAGGTAGTTTGTATATTGATTGCCAAGTAGATATTACTATCTTCTTTGGAGTATCTTTATCGTGTCCTTGATATATTCTATGAATATGACTTGTATTATATCCATAGTCTTTGAAATCTTTATATAATTGTTCTACTAAATTTGTTGTAGGTACAATAATCAATACCTTATTTGCTTTCTTATTTCTTAATCTTAATAGTTGAAATCTTAATATCAGATATGCGATTAATGATTTACCAGACGCTGTAGGAGATAATAATAAACATCTGTCTTCTTGTATAGCGTGATAAAACGCATTGAATTGATAGTCTCTAATAGTTAAAGGTATCTTTAATGCTTTACAAAATTTAGCACACTCTAACTTATCTAATGGTTCTTTTTCTACTTTTAATTTGGATACAATTGTTATATTATTGTCAACACAAAATTTCTTTATATAAGGTAATAGACCATAGTATATTTCGCCACTTGCATACTTGAATAGTCTTATCTTTCCATCCCAATATCTACTTCTATATTGTGGCATAAACTTATATCCAGGAACTTCAAAAGTAAAAAATTCTGATAGTTCTCTACGGATATCGCTGTCTGCTTCTATTGAAAGATATACTTCATCTTTCTTTTCTATTATTATATAACGATTTTCAACCATTAATTAAATAGCGCCAGAAGTAAACTTACGCCATTCAATTGTGTCTTTTATTAAAAATCCTCTATTAGATATTTGTCTGATTGTTTTGTCAAGGTAATCACATATAGTTTTTAAGTACTCAACTTTTTGTCTTAACTTTATATAATCCTCATCTGCTTCAATGTACTTATCAACATCTTGTTTTAAAATTTTTAAATTGAATGGTTTGCTTTGATATACTGCTGGGTCAGCTTTTCCTGTATAATATTCCCACTTATGCAATTTAATAATTGCTAATTCGCTTTCAGTTCTATTAAGTAAAAGTCTAAATTTATTGTAGTGTTTCAAAAATTCATTATGTAATTGTGGTGTTTTTAAAGCTTCTAAATCAAGCTCGGTGTCGTTTATTTTTAATTTTTTATCGGTAAGTTCTTGTAATTCTTCAAGTGTCATAATATCTCCATTATATTATCTAGTAATATATTATTATATAATATACTATATCTAGTCTTTTGTCAATAACCTATGTAGTAGGAACTTGACTTGCAGATTTTCCAGGTTCAGAAAATTCGTAATACGCATATTTAAATGTAACCGTGGAAGTTATATAGTTAATATCCGTTGCTTGTTGTGTGAAACTAGCACCAGACATTGAAACAGGAAAAACATCTATAAATCTAACTTCTTTTATTACATTGTTTTTCGCTGATAAAATTGCTAATGTAGCGTCTGATAAAGCAGCACCCATATTTGTAGCAGGTTGTTCTTTTTTACTTATAAGACTAACATCTTTTCCTTGACTAGGAAATCTATCTCTACCAGCTGCCAATAAATTTGCATAGTCTTTATGGTCAATAGGTACTCCTAGTCCTCTTAACCAATTGTGTATTTCTTCAAAATTTTCAAACTTCTCGTCTACCATATATGTAAGACTTAAATCTCCATAGTCAAATTTAACTCCAGGTAATGGAATATCTCTCAAAGGAGTAGTTTGTGTAGCACTAGTCATTTGTATCCCAGGTATATTAATCTCGGTACAAAAGTATTCTACTTTAGGAAGTTTTGTAATTTTAAATTTAAATTGCGCTGGACTAGCATAGTCTAGTTGCGTAGGTTGTCGTGTTATTGCGTTTGTATCAGTCATACTATTATTTATATGAGTTTTTAAACCAAAAAAAAGGCGAGATTTTTTAGGTCTCGCCTTTTCTAATTACTTTACAAAAATGTAAGTTATTATTTGCAATTACGCAAGGTTAACAACTTGTACTTTTCTGTAGTATCTGTTAGCGTTAGCAGCACCAGCACCGTCAATTACAGCGTCTGTACTAGAAGAAGCTTCAGCAAAAGGATTTGCCTGTAAGCCATATCTAGTTTTGAAACCGATTTTCGGTTGGAAAGTGTCTTGTCCAACAGCTCTAACCATTTGTAAAGGTACATATGGGCAATAGAACATACCAGCGTCATAAGGAGAAGTTCCTTTATAACCAACTACATAAAATTGTTTAGCAGCTTGGTTTGCTGAGTAAGGGTCTATATACACTTTAAATCTACCGTTAAGAACACCAGCAAAAGTATTGCCTGTGTCATCAACATTTAGATTGTTATTAAGTGCAGGAGCATAGTCAAGGATGCCAGCCATTTGAAGAGCAGAAGCAACATCAGAAGAACAAACGATTATGTTCCCTTTGCCTCTTCTTGTTCTTTGAGCAATAGCGTTAGCGTCTCTTTCTAATTGGAACATAAGTCCTTTAAATCTTTCAACAGACCATCTACCGTTTGAGTCAGTATCTAAATCAAAGATACCAGCAGCAGTTGTGTCAGTTTGAGCGCCTTTTTCAGAATTAACATAGATAGTTCTTACAACTTCTCTATTAATCTCAGCAAGGATCTCAGCAGAAAGAATGTTAGCTAATTCAGTTTCAGCGTCTAGGCCGTGAATAGCTTTAAGGTCTTGTGCTAATTCCATAGTGTATTCAGCTTTAAGAGCTCTACTCTTAGCAGTTACCGTAGATTTCTCAATTGAGAAAGCCATTTCAGCAAATGCGTTTGAAGAAGTATCTCCAAGTGCTTCTGCCGTAGCAGTCGCCATTCCACCTTCAGCAGTATAAGCGCCAGGTGAAGAGTCGTTAAGCACAGCGGGGTTAGTTTCTCCAGCTGATGATGTTCCAGCAGAACCAGGCAAATTGTTTGTCGTTTTCTTTGCAGAAAATTCTGATTCAGCTTCGTCAAATAATGCTTCAGTTCCGTCTTGAGCTTTGTATCTGCTTCTCATAGCAAATATAAGTCCAGTCGGACCAGACATTGGTTGTACGCCAGCAATATCGTAAGCGATAAGGTTTGGCATAGCTCTTCGTACTAGAGAAATTAGGATTGGATCCCAATTTGCAACTCCAGCAGTGTTTGATGTAGGAGCCGCTTCAGTCATAAACTGAGCGTCTTCTTTTAGTGCTTTCTCTTGGTTTTCAAGGATAACACTGGTAACAGCTCTTTTATAGGTATCGCTGATTTTTGGTAAATCAGGATGGTCTAATACTGGCTGCCACTTTTTTTGGTAGTTTTCAGATAAATACATATCTTTTTCCTCTCTCTATTATTATTTTACAGACAACTTAATGTCTTTAGTTTTACTAATAGCGGTAGTATAAGCAGCCATTGCATTAGACAAGTCTTCTGTATTTTGTACATTAGGTTGTCCAGCTACCGCATTATCTACTTCGCTGTCAGAATTCGCTTCTTTTTTATTTCCAAAATATGATTCTTTTAAAGTCTCACATTTTTTCTTAAAAGTTTCTGCGTCGGAATACTCAACTTCTTCTGTTAGTTTAGCAAATTTTTCTTTAGAAGTATCTGCTAAGTCAGAAGCAACATCAGCTAAAATGTCAGCTCTCTCAAGCATATTGCTTTTCTTATTCAAATCAACATTTTTTCCGATTTCTTCGTTAAGTTTCTTTTCCAATTCTTCAATCTTTGAAGCTTGGTCTTCTAACACATCATATTTTTCATCAGGTACATCAATGTAGTGGTCTTCAAAAAGTTTTTTCAGACCGTTAATGAAGTCCTCAGCGATTTCGCCCTTGATACCTTTTTCAATAGCAAGTTCGTTTTCTTTCATCCACTCGTTGACAACATAGTTCAAATAATTGTCTACTTTTTCAACAAGTTCTGATTTCGCTTTAGAGCTTTCAGTTTCAAATTTCTTATTATAATCTGCAACCATTGATTCTTCTATCTCTCTAACTTTAGATTTGATAGCAGCTTCAAATATAGTAGCAGCTTTGGCTTTAAATTCTTCCGACAAGTCTTTCTCTCCAGAGGTTAAAGCGTCAATGTGTTCTTTAACATCAACATCTTTTGCTTTCTGGTCTTCTTCCTTCTCTTCAGACTTGACTTCATCGTCTTTAGAAACTTTTACTTCAGCTTCTTTAGACTCTTTTTTCTCGTCTTTCTTATCTAGGAATTTTTTTAGACCGTCAGGCATATCTCCCTCGGAAATCTTCTTGCCATCAGAATCAGTTTCTTTCGATTCACCTTTAAGAGTAGGCATAGCGTCAGCTTTACCTTGGTTCTTTTGGGGTGCTTGTCCAGAAACTTCTTTAGTACTTTTGTTAGCTTTAGGGTTTTCATCTGTAGGTTTAACTACAGCTGCTCCTAAATCCTCGGCGTCATTTTTCAACGGCGTAGGTTCACTAGCGACAGCGTTCTTTTTGGGAGCGTCTGCTACCGTGTTTTCACTAACCACTTTTTCTGTTTCGGCCATATGAAGTTCTCCTTAATTTAAAAAAATAATTATTTTTTTCTCTTTGCTAGATATTTATATTAATACATTCCTTTAAGGAACGATTCAAATACTTTTGCCTTAGCATCCGCTATTTTTAGTCGTTTTGCCTCATTAATGTATTGTTTATATTCTTCTAGCTCTTTTTGTTTAATGACACCGTTTTCCCAAATCCACTCTTTACCTTCCATAATTCCTTCTACGAAAGCGTCTGGAGCGCTCGGATCTGCAACAATATCAGCGGCAGTAGCAAGATAAAAGTCGTTTCCAACCTGTGCCTCACCGTTTCTACCTCTTTGTAATGAACCCATACCACGACTAGATACGCCTAATTTAGCGCCTTCATCTATAAGATTTTTCACAATCTTTCCGTATGGGGTATCCATAACTTTCGCTTCACCGATGAAGTTATTTCCATCAGGATAAAGTTTAGTTATCATATGCGATACTCTTTCCAAGTTTACCGTTGGTCCATCAGGATGTCCTAACTCGCCAAAAGCTCTTTTTTGCTCTACAAATTCTCTATTATATCTACCTACTTCTTTTGCTAAAGTTTCTTTAGGATAGATTCTACCGTTTCTGTTCTTTATTTCAGATTGTAAGAACACTCCACGGATTTTGTAATTCTTTCCACCCTTACCATTATCTTCTGTAAGGTACTCTACATTGTCTATATTTTCTGTTATAAGTTTCATA